ATTCAAACAGCAGATGAAACCAGAGAAGATTTTGCACTAGGTGATTATTCAGCAGGTAAACGTAGTGGGACGATAGATTATGTTCTTGTTGGTTATGTAAAAGGTTCAGATGCTAATATTGACACATTACGCAATCAATTAATTGAGGTAGTAGAAGAAACACTTGATACAGATAGAACTAGAGGCGGATATGCCAAAGAAACAAAAATTATAAATATAGACACTGATGCAGGTAGATTTTATCCTTTCGGTGAGTGCGTAATTACTGTAAGAATATTTTATGAATTTACTAGAGGTACTGCATAATGGCTAAACGAGTAACATTATTTATGCCAAATAGTTTGGGAAGCATAACTGTTTGGGATAATGAACTAGACAAATTTTTAGCGAAAGGATATAAACTTTCAATAGAAACAAAATCTACTAGAACTTCAAAGAAAAAAGAGGTAATAGTAGAAGAACAAGAACAACCAAAGGAGTATGAAGAATGGCAACACACGTCGGAACAAGCGGAGTAGTCAAAGTAGGTGCAAACGCAGTAGCTGAAGTTACTGGTTTTACTATTGATGAAACAAATGACACAGTTGAAGATACTTCACTAACTGATACATCTAAATCCTACAAAGCATTAAGAAGCGATGCTACTGGTACTGTTGAGTGCCACTGGGACGAAACAGACACAACAGGTCAAGGTGCATTAACAGTTGGTGCTGAAGTAACTTTAAACTTATATCCAGAAGGTGCAGATAGTGGTGATACATATTACACAGGAACAGCAATTGTAACTGGTGTATCTCAAAACGTTTCACTTGATGGTGTTATTTCAAGAACTATCAACGTACAATTTTCTGGTGGCGTAAGCACTACAACTGTATAATTTATAAATGCCAAAAAAGGACTTTCTTGAAGGTGCTATAAATCACTTTAAGCATCAAGAGATTAAAATTATAGAAGTTGAGGAGTGGGGGTTGACAGGCGAAGATGCCATTTATGTCAAACCTTTTACGCTACTAGAAAAAAACGAAATATTTGGAAGTGGTGATTTAAGAGACCTCTTCGTGCTTATTGATATTATTGTTAAGAAAGCAGAAACCAAAGATGGTGAAAAGATGTTTGATTTAGAAAGTAAAATCAAAATGAAAAAGTTTGTTGACCCAGACATTATATCAAAAGTCGCAAATCAAATTCTTGGAGTCACCTCTTCTGTTTCAGACTTAAAAAAAAATTAAAAAATAATCCAGAAGCGTCGTCGTATTTCTTTCTAGCCGAAAAACTACATAAGACCATAGGTGAAATTATGCAAATGCCTGTGGAGGAATTTAATTTGTGGTTGGCATATTTTGAAAATAAGATAGAAATAGAGCAACAAGCAATTCAAAAGGCGAAATTAAAGAATGGCAGACGATAGACAATTACTTATAAAATTTATCCTTCAAGACCAAACCAAACAAGGTTTTGACGCAGTCAATAAAAATGTAAGTGGAACAAAGAAATCTCTTTTAACATTACAAAATGCCTTCAAATTAGCCATTGGTTCTGTTGTTGTAAAACAAGCATTAGACTTAGCTAATACATTTCAACAAGTTCAAAACCAATTAAAACTTGTTACAAATTCATCTAGTGAATTAGTAGCCACTCAAGAAAAGTTATTTGCAATCTCTCAAAAGACTAGAGGTGCATTTGCCGAAACAGTCACTCTTTATCAAAAATTAGCATTAAACAGTAGAGATTTAGGTTTAAATCAAAATCAGCTATTAGAAATTACAGAGAATGTCAACAAAGCGATTGCGATTTCTGGTGCTGATAGTATTCAAGCATCAGCAGGTATATTGCAGTTATCACAGGCATTTGCCTCTGGAAGATTACAGGGTGATGAATTTAGAAGTATCTCTGAAAATATCCCAGTCATCTTAGATTTATTAGCTACCTCAACAGGAAAAGCAAGAGGTGAGTTAAAGAAAATGGCATCTGAAGGTTTATTGACTTCAGATGTTTTGGCTAAAGCAATTGGCGGTGCTACTGCTAGACTTGATGAACAATTTTCAAAATTATCACCTACAATTGGTCAAGCATCAACAGTAGCAGGAAATAGTTTACTAAATCTTGCAGGAGCATTATCCGAAGTAACAGGATTTAGTAATTTATTAGCTAATTCTTTAATTGCTGTATCTAATGTTTTTGATGGTCTTACCAGTTTAATTAATTATTTCAAAGATGACACCAGAGATGTCACTGCTGAAATAAGAGCATATCAAGAAGAGTTAGGAATTGCTAATGATGTTATGGGTGAAACAGTCACCCAAGTTCAAGCAGTAAGAGAAGAATTTAGACAACAATTTGAAGGTGCATCTGCTGTTGTATCTGCTGTTTATGCTCAATTAGAAGCAATCAAAGAAAGAACCGAATTAGAAAAAGAATTACAAGGTCTTGGTAGAAGGCAAGAAGAAAAACTAGAGATACAAGCACTCATTGATGAATATAACAAACTAATTAAAATTTTAGATGACGTTATTGCAAAAAGACAAGAAGAAGCAAATGACGTAGAAACTGACAATCAAAAGAAAATTACTGAATTAGAAAAATTTGTAAAACAAAACGAAAAATCTCTGCAATCTATTTTTGATACAAATGAAAAATATGGAAAGAGCGAACTTGAATTGTTGCGAATGCAACAACAAGAAGAATTAGCAACAATCAATGAACAAATTAAATCTGTTGAAGAATTAATTAAATTAAAAGAACAAGATAAAAATGGAATAACTGCTGAAGAACACGAAAAATATAAAAAAATGTTAAAAGATTTACATTCATATGGGATTCCTTAGAAAAGTTATGATAAGCTGGAAACTATTTCCAGCCCTTTACTGCTGGTTTAACCACTCTTCTTCCTGGGCTTCTTTAGGTTAGATAAAGCCCAGGAAAAGCTCAGGAAGAAGAGTTGGGTCTTTTAAGAAGGATAGTACTGCATAAAGATAGAGAGTTAACTCCCTACCTTCACTTATCCTTATCCTTATTCATGTAGTTCATGTAGGCAGTATCCTGACCCTCCACTGCCGCCACTAATATATCTAGAGAAGCGGTAAAGTCCTCTATTAGAGGGTGTGTGAACCTCCGAGAAGAGAGGACTTCCCCTGTTTCGGGTGCTACCTTCTCGAATAAGATCACTACTCTGAATTGTCCTGGTACTGGCCGATTTAAGAGTCTTTCTCCTACCTTAGTACTGGTGGTCGATTTGGTCTGCTTACCCATTTTCTATTCATCCTTTCGAGGAGGGCACCCGTCCTCCAAAAAAAGTACGTGATCAGAGATAGACAATATAGTCTAGAAGTTTTTCAAAATCTAGAAGGCCGTAGAGAGAAAAAAGGCCGTAGTCACAAATTTTCGACGGTTGATGGGCGTTGCAAATTGCTAAGTCTGAGTTTGAGCAGATATCCCAGTCTATCCGTCTCTTCCAAAGTATCCGCAATGGAATAATCCACTACGGTGTCCTTCCATATCCCGGTCTCAGGATCCCTGACTTGAGTAGCTATCCGGAGACGGTAGTTTCGTTGGCCCATGGTCTACTATTCTCCTTTCCCATACCAGTTAAAGTAACTATGTAGGGCAGTACAGATATCGGTGTACATCCGCTGGGCAAACTCACTGGTTGTCACAGGGATCTGACAAGACCCATAAGTATACCAAGCTCGATTCTGTGCAGACCACTTTTTGAAGGTGATCTGCACCATAAACTTCTTATCGGGTTTTTTATTCATCCACCACCTGATCTACGATGGGGATCATTCGGCAGAACACATTATAGTTTTCGGCACTAGCTCGTACAGGCCGGTATCTGATACTCCCATCGGGGTTCTTGGCTACTTCCCCTTTTCCCATAGGATTCCATCCTGGGGGAGCCGTTGTAGCCAATTGGATACCCTTCTTTTGGAAGGAATTCTCATCGATAGTAATGAGAACCCAAACGGCTTCGATAGGTTGACTACCCTGAGGAAGGATACCTACAAGTGTCTCAGGTTGTGGTTTTGATTGGAGGGCGGTGGAGTCGATTCTCTCTCCACTCCAACTATCTCCATCTTGGATGATGCGAATAAAGTATCTCATGTTACTCTCCTTAAATTTCTAGCATCGTAATGAATTGACCACGGAATATATCCACAGTTCCCTTACTAGTCTGGAATACTGCCCACATCTTGTAGGGGTAGTGCGGGTGGATTGTAAAATCAACCAGATATCCTAAATAAACAGCCTCCTCATCATTAATCTGATTCTCATAATCATAGAAAGTTCTGGATTCCAGCCATTGAACAGCTTCATTCAGAGTTCGGTAGAAACGGCGATGGATAACCGCATCAATGTCAGTCTGAATAAAGAGGACATTCTCTGGTGGTTGGAAGAAGATTTCCACCATTTGAATCTTTGGATCGTACTCTTGGAACATTCTTTTTACGAGAACATCATGCTCTCTTGGACCGACAAAGAATCGACCCCAGGAATAAGATTCTTTCTCTTCCATCCATTGTGATGAGAATCTTCTTGCTTCAATATACATATTTTCTCCTTTCGGTTGCTCAACTTTCTGACCCATGTGCGTTCATCGCATATCATCATTATATCATACAAGAACGCACATAGCAATGAGATTCTACGTAACTTTTTATACATGACGTTATATATACGTTACGTGATACAACTGGATCGTCCCAGGGCTGCGTAGAGAGCTCCATTTACGACCGAAAATATGTTCACGTATGATTTGTCATTTTCGCAAAAAAGGTTGAATCTAGGCATGCCTACGGCGTTTGAGGAATTTCTGACTAAATCACTGAATGTGGTAAATACCGATCAAAGAATCTGATTGAACTGAATCACCTGACGTTGTACAATATATGCGCAATGCACAACGTATTAAGTTGTTGAGAATGAAAGGAAAATATCATGATTTTAGAACGTTCAGGAAGATGGGGTGTCGAGATGATCGACGTGGGAGAAAGTGTTTCTCCCGAGTTGATGTTTTTTCTGATGAAAGCTGATTTTCAACCTTGCCATTTTGAGGGTCCTCACAAGTTGATGACTCCTTCACCCTATGTGATCTACCTTCTTCAAAATCCTGACGAGTGGGGCAGTCAGGTCTATGCCTATAGTAACCTCAAAGAGGCCAGGATTGGGATTATCGAGAAAGCCTGTGATAGTCCCGTAATTGCTGAGATCTATGGAGGTGGTAGTCGACATTCTCTCCCCAGATATGTTAAGTTGATTCAACTTCATGATTCTGAGGGAAAGAAACCTAAACTCTTCATTCAAGAGATGGTGACAATTGGTATTTTTCCCATTTTGGACAAGATTACCCCCGCAGCCCACAAATGCCATGCCAAGGAATTGGATCCAGCTCACGAGTGTGATCCTGAAAACTATTTTGTCTGTTCTGTCTGTGGGTTTGAATACTGCCAAGCTTTTGGTTGTGGAGATCATGTCTTTGATTGGTGTGATAACTGCTACCAGGAACATGTTGCTATGGTAGAGGATTGGGAGCAGAAGACCCTCCGTAGTAACATCTAAATTGCTATTACTTCTTCCTTTCAGGTGGGGAGCTTGATACACTCCCCAAGGTGCCGTTGCCGAAGGGGGATCCGAAAGGGTCCCCTGGGCACTGGTAAGATCATACCTGATCGAGAATCTGATTGACTGGGGAGTTCTTACATGATATAATGATGTATGCGCAATCACGCGCATATGACATACCTGATTTCCTGAAAGGAACCTATCATGTCTTACAATGTCGATGTTGCCGTTAATCGCTATCTCACCGAAATGCAAACCCGGGCTGCCGAGGCTGCCAAAACATGTTACCTCGGTGAGAAAACCCCTGATTGGAACCGTGATTTTCCTCGTTGTCCAGGTCTGAAATTCCGCAATACCTATACTGATAATGACTTGAACCCGTTCCTGTATGCTCTACAATGCAAAAGGGAATTTGGGGAGGCTGAGTACTATCAGCATGTTTGGGATGTTAATGAGAATCCAGAACGCTCTCCTGGAATTCATCGGGCCCTACGACTTGCTCATTTGACTCCTCCGAATCAATTCTACTATACTTCTGATGATACCCTTGATGGATTCATAAATGATACTCTCGGCCAGGTCTTCGAAATTCCTGAATGGTATCAAGGATATCATGAGTGGTTCGAGGATGAAGAGATTCTGGTTCACCTCATTACCTTGATTCCAACGAATTGGAGATCAACCTGCCTTTTTCACTATAATGAACGACTTCTTTCTCCGGAAGAATTCACCGCAAAATTAGACACTCTTCCTGAGGGACTTCACATCGCCTGTGAAGTAGAGGATGTCGGGAGGTACGTAAAGTATGATGAACGATTCTTCACGTATCTAATGTATGAGTCCGCGGGAATGGGCTATAAATCCTTCGTTGACCCCGTGTATGACAAGTCTGATGAGGATGTGTATCACGATTAATCTATCGATTCCCTGAAAGGAACCTATCATGTCGCAACTAACAAAACCTCATGACCACTGGAATTTCTTGAATGATGCTGATTCTGAAGAACACCTCCGATGGCTGAATCAGACTGAAAGCCTCTCGTCACTTCTGCTTAGGAATATGCCACCTGTTCAAATCTCTGATTGTCTGATGAGAGCTTATGACGATGTAAAGGATTTCCAGGACTTCGTTTCCCTCGTAAACCGCTTAGGCTGGGTGGAACATACTAGTGATTGGGATTTGATTCTCCTCGTCGAACTGATGGATGGAACTATCTATGAGACTACTCCTGGATATTCTGAATATTGGATTGACGGGGCTGAAATCGTTGTCGAAGATGCACCTTGGAATGATGAGACTGACGACTGGAAGCTGAGGCAGCCCACCGAGGTTCGTTTCCGTATCGACAACATTAAGACTTTAACGCTTTCTGGGTAATACAATTTATCGAGAATCATCCCCCGATTCTCTGAAAGGACAATGAGATGCGTATCTTGATGACACTTCAATACTTAAATGAGACGACCGGGAAAACACACTTCACGGGAAGAGAAATCTTCGAGGCTTCCCCTGAAGCTATGAAGAGATTCGGGAAAATGGTTCGTCATTACTCATGGAATTCTACTCATGAGTGGATGGCTCATACCCTCTCTCCCGATACTCCTCATGATGACCACGATATATACTTTGCTCGCCAAGCTCTTGAAAACTACCAAAGGGATGGATGGTGGGATCCTTGGTTCTGGACTAACCTCTGCTATGCTGACCTTCATGCTTCAGCTTGCTACCCAAAAAACCCATACATCACTCGTAAGAAGATTGACGGGCTTTGGAACTATAAACTCTCGGATCGTGGTTTCAACTGGGTTTGTGAGCATTTAGGTGCTATACCTTTCTAAGGAGGAAACTCATGATTGTCTTGATTCTCATAACGATACTCGGTCTTTTCCTGACTGTTTATTGTATGAGAGAGGGGGAATAAGATGCTATTAATCCTCACGATGTTTGCGGTAGTCGGGATGATTGTTGTCTTCGCCATGAGTCGGAATAAGAATTACGAAGTGAAGGAACAACAGGAAAGGGAAATGAGATGAGTGAAGTTGTAGATGTTTCTCAGATAGCTTCTTGGATTCTTGATTGTGCTCATGACTATGACCGCCAACGGCTGGGAGGTTTGACGGGTGAGGTATCTTCACCTTACCATCTTGAAGGTCATAAAGTCTGGTTCCTAGATAATTCCAGGATCCCGACTATTATCTTCTCTTCTCAAAGGCTCCATGAGACCACCTTGTTACAGATTGTTATCAAGGTGATGGAAGATCCTCATGAGTCCTGGTGGGTGGATACTGACGCTGTATCCTGGTCATGTAACTTTGGCAACATGTGGGAGGTACCACCATTGATGCATCAAGTGGTACCTGATGTCCAAAACTTCGAACTAGCTGAGGAGGTCTATTTTATCCTACAACTAACCAATTGGGCATCTTAGCTGAAAGGAGGTGAGGCTTATGAAGGGTCCAAGTTGGAGTGAATAACTCGTGTTGATCCCGGGGAGCGCTTCCTCAAAATAAATCCATTAAATAAATCAGGAGGCGCTTCCCATAGATCCCAAAAAAGCCGCTTTCCAAGCCACTTTCCACAGGAGCCCTTCCCTGGCTCTCATAGATCCGCTGCTTGGGATACCTGTAGAAATCATGAGATCTGATCCTAGGAGAAACCCAAAAAAATTTCCTGGACTTTTTTGAGCCAATTAACTCTACTACTTGAAGGAGACTAGTTATGACTGTCCGTATGTGTGGTTCTCAAGAAAATCGTGAAAAATTCTACCAAGAAAATTTGTTGGAGAATCCACCAGTAAATAGCCCGAATGTCTCTATCTTCCTCTTGATGGATGTGGATAGCAATGGCCACCGTTTATTGGCTTTCTCAGACTTGGCCAGTGTGGATGACTATGTTAAGACTCACTGGGAAGAGATTAAAGGCAGTCGAGATCGATTTGATCCCGGTTATTGCCATATTGAGTGGGATGCTGATTCGTCTGTCGGGAGTCTAATAGTTGATGATTCCACTTTTGGTGAGGAAGCTCATCCCGACTGGGAAATCTGGATGATTCCCTTGATTGCCTCAAAAATACCCGAAGGGAGACCTAAGCTTCTTGAAGACGATTAACTCAAACTAAATATACTATCTCTAGAAGCTTTGGGGGTCTTTTCGAGCCGTAGCCTTAATTTGACGCCCTTGGAAGTTCGGAAGCCCCAGAGCTTCACAGTTCTCTTCTCCAAACTCACAAGCCTCAAGTCTTGGGGATCTCCTACTACACTTGTGAGCTAATTTTCCAAAAATTCTTTATAAGAATCTGATTGATTCGTGCACGTATACATGATATTATGTATATGCAACATGCATCACGATTTTGTCAGTTTTACACACACGAAAGGAAGAATCATGAACGAAGAAAAAACGTACCACACGGTAGTAATGACACTCACGTTACGTCACGAGCTGAAGGGAGTTTTGTTACAAAAATTGTACAAAGAGTATTTGACATATGTAGAAGAATTTGATGTCGATTCTGCATATGCCAAACGTGTATTGAATACTTTCTTCAACTTGAATAAACAACATGATCTGACACAACTTTGTATCTTCTTGTTTGATCATGATGTTTATTCTACTGCCGATGAACTTTACGAACTCTGTGCAACTGCCCTTGATCACAAATCTAATGCACCGACATCAATACTCAAACTTCTTGAGCTGATTGATGAAACGAACATTGAGGGCTTTGATCTTCGTGAAGTTCTGAATGTTGTTGAACCCGACATCTAATTCAACTTGTGCAACTTCCCCCGTTGCACGATCTACTGAAAGGAAGAATCATGAACGAAGTACAATTAGCTCAATTCGCACCGATAGATGTTGATGAGCCGCAGGCGTCATGGTGGTGTTCACTATTTTCAGGTGGGGGCTATGTGGAAGCGAATGCTCATATGCTGATGAATATTCAAAGTCTTCTCGCATGCCAAAACTACCCAAACCGGGAATTTGATGCTTATTCATTCCACTCGTTGAGTACTGGGTTCTACTATATTTACTTACGAGATCGAATGACCGGTGAGTGGTTATATGATTTGTACATAGAATGTAACCTACTGAAGCAGGAGTGGTAAACATGAAACGTTCTAAAAAGGGTTTCTTGGTTATCGCAGCATCGATTAGTCTTATGGTATTCGGGGGTTTCTACGGTTCTTGTCGGAATCGAACAACTGCACAACAAATTCCTCCAGTAACACCCCCTGCCATCACTCTGCCGACACCGACAACGCTGTCTCATATGCTCTCAAAATTCCACTTGAGAGATGTGACAGAACATCAAACAACACTCTTTGAAGATGGTTCTGTTCAAGTAAAAATCATCTTTGAAGATGGTACGTTTACCTATGTTTATGCTCAATGTGCAATGCCCGAATGGGGCTGTGACTACGTTCCGAATCGCTAACATACTGAAAGGAAGAATCATGCGTGTAGAATATGACTCAGCGAAAGATGCTCAAGATTTTTATGCTGAGTGGCTTCAGCATAAAGATGGTAACACTCTATACTGGAGAGTAGAAGACTCCGGTACATCATTGAGTATACCAGTTACGAGGATTCAGATGGTCGACGCCAAGACTCTCATTGTTTCTCTCGATTATTCAAGGGCTCGCTAGCCATGGAGAATAAGGGGTCTGAAAGGACCCCTTTCCGAAGATTCTTTATCAGAAACTGATTGAACTCGATTTCTGAATGTGATATTATGCACGTGCGTCATGCACGATGTATGTATCGGAACCATTAACACCTGAAAGGAACCTATCATGACCGACGTTATCGTTTCACTCAAACAAACCGATGAACCACTCATCAACTGGGATGCCATTGAATCCTCAATGGACTCCTGGACTGATGAGGAACCGCTCGCCGCTTTTACTCGTGACAACCCGTTTGAATTCCTGTACCACCAGTTTTGTTATGGGCTTGATGACCGATCTCCCATCGACCTCTGGATGTACCATTATTCTACTTTTGAACACTGCCACTTCTGGTCATCTCCTTCAACCGATGATTATGCTGATCCGCCGGATCTTGTGAAAAACAAAAACTGCCCTGTTCCGAAATACCCCCTTCACTCCGACGGACTTGCAGCTGATTGGAACGATCTTACGCTCCCGATTGCTGATCCGCTCACGTTCCTTTCGCTCCGTGAACCTGATGATCCTCCCTTGGTATTCACGGTCTTCGAATGTGCAACCGGAGAAATCCATCGCAACTACATTCCCGATGATCCTGATGACTTCTCCGACACCATGATTGTTGCACTACTCGACGAAAATGACTTCCCCGACTATGTTCAGTACTTCGACGAATTTCGTCGCCGAATGTGCTACCTGAGGTAATGTAGGTATGATCCGCTACATAGTTTGGTGGCGATCCTCCGCGCCACCTTATGATCTTAAAACGGCTTGGGTAAGTTCCTCGAATTTGCCCGGTCTATTGAGAGAATTACAAGAATCCGGTTGTTCAGAAATATCAGTGGAGGTAGACCGATGTCCGCTTTATTTAAGTTTTATTCCTGCCTCACATGTGGCCACACTTGGTTCATACTCAAATTGCCCTGTTTCTCATGCCCGGAATGCGGCTCCACAGACATTACGGAAACACGGTAATTGGGAAATTCTCTGATTTCGAGGCTCTTAGTATTCTTATGGCGGTAGTACTTCCTTTTTTGATGTTTAAGAAACCAATGAACCTCATCCTCCGAATGGCTATCTGGATTTGGTGGTTGGGATCTGCGGTTGTATTTCTAATACTACTTAGGGGGTAATGAAGATGAAACAGGTTGTGAAGGGTCTAATTCGAGCTTATAAGACCCCGGGAGATCGTCGTAGAGCTCATACCATGTTAAAGAGATCGGGATATAACTACTTTGTGGGATTCCATGATACCTCTATCTCA